GCTGGTGCAACTGCTGGATTTGGTGCTGCTATCAATGATGGATTTTCAAGTGGTGAAGGTTCAGTCATAAAAAGCATATCCGTTAAAGAACTCGGAGAGGATTGGACGCTTGGAACGGGGTGGAATATTGGAGATGACAAAGCCGTATTTACGGGAACAAGTGATGCTGCAATCTATCAAGCGGATGTTACAACTGTAAACAAATATTATAAAGTAAGTGTTGAAGTTTTAGCTAATGAAGGAACGGCAGCAAACACAATTTTTTTAGGTACTAACGAAATTAACAGTACAAACTTATCTGTGGGAGTACATACTTTTTATGGTCAAGCACTTGCAAACACTATTTTATACATCTATGGCAGAGCAAATGACGAGTTATCTATCACAAACGTATCAGTTCAAGAGCTTGGAGAGGGGTGGACACTTGGACCAGATTGGAGTATATCAAATGGTAAACTTAATGGTATTAATGTAACAAATACATCACCTGGAACTGATACTACTCAAACTGGAATTACTTTTGCTCTAAAATCGTTTAAAGTCGTTTATACAATCTCAAATTACTCACAAGGAGAAGTAAATATATTGTTAGGGGGTTATAAAGCCACTCCAAATCGTTCTTCAAACGGAACTTTTACGGAATATATTACAATAAACACAGCAAATACAACTTTATATATTCAGGGTGAAAATTCTTTTACTGGCTCAATAAGTGACATATCTATTAAAGAAGTCGGACAAGATTGGAGAGTTGGAGATGGTTGGACTGTTGAAGAAAATAAAGCAGTGGCATCTCCAGCAGTTGGTTATCTTTATCAAGATAATGTATATGACCAAAATTCGGTCAAATATTACAAATTAATTTACACTATTACAGTTGATAGTGGTGCGTTTTCCGTTTTTATTAATGGTAAAACTGGCTCACAATTTTTTGGAGATGAAACAGAAAGCGGAACTTACACTCATTATTTTACAACCACTGGTAATTCGGCTACGGCAGATGGAAGGCTTTATTTTTCTGATTTACACGATTTTGATGGTTCAATAACAAACATAATAGTCCAACAACTTGACCCGAATGGATATTGGGCTTTAAACTCAAATTGGTCTATTGGTGGTGAGGGCGCAATAGCAGATGGAACAAGCAGTGCGGCAATATTTCAAAGCAATGTTGTAGAGGATAATAAAACATACTCAGTATCTTATAAACTAACAGATTTTACACAAGGAACTTTACACGCTAACCTTAGTGGAACGTCAGGTGTTTCAAGATTAACTTCAAATGATTATACTGAATTAATTAAGGCAGGCACTTCACCTTCTGGAAGATTAGACTTTACGGGGACGGGAAACTTTAATGTTACTCTTGACAACGTTTCGGTAAGACTAAAAAATACTGGAGCAGTAACACTAACGCTAACTAACCAACTAACAGAAAAAGTAACTACAGTAAATTTAACTCCACTTTTGTCAAATGGTCGCTATACAGAATTTTCCTACCAGCCCACAGGCTTAATTGAGGGAATGTATTTGATAAAATTTACAGGTGATTCCACTACCTACGCAGAAACTCTTGCGTATATTACGACAGGAACACCGCCACTAGGAGAAAGCGAATACAAAGAATACACTACAGGGGACGATAACCCTGACTACGTTTACATACCATAATGAAACAAAATCTCTCGGTACTAAATTACCAAAGCACGAATACGCCTCACTTTACTGAGTCGAACAATAAGAAGTATATTGAAATGGGGGCAGACAACCACTACCCTCATTACCTAGAGTCTTTATTCGCCTCTAGCTCTATAAACGGAGCAGTAGTAAAAGGCTGCGCAGAAATGATTTATGGAGACGGCTTAGACTCTGTAGATAAGGATTCGCAAATAGAGCAATGGTTAAAAGTAAAACAAATATTTGGAAGTGGAGATTGCTTACGCAGAGCGACTTTTGATTTAAAGCTATACGGTCAATGCTATCTAAATATTATTTGGAGTCAAGACCGTTCTACTATTTCAGAGGTACACCATATTCCTGCTTCTACAATTCGATGTGGAGTGCCTGACGATGAGGATAAATTTCCTTTATACTACCACTCTGTAGATTGGTATTCAAATAAAGAACCGCAGCCTATACCAGCCTTTAACGTAGCGGATAGAACGGCAGCGAGCCAACTACTTCATATTAAACTTTACAGCCCACTAAGCTACGCATACGGACTCCCAGACTACTTGAGTTCTACACCTTACATACAAGTAGACTGCGACTTAGCTGCGTATCACCAGTCAAATATAACTAACGGGCTGTTTCCTAGCTGTATGATTAACTTCGCAGACGGAGTTCCTACAGAGCAAGAGAGAGCAGAGCTAGAAAGACTTATCTATAACAAGTTTGGAGGAGCTACTAACGCAGGAAAGATTCTAATGACTTTTTCTGACAGTAAAGAAAACGCCCCTACAATAGAGCCTTTAAATTTATCGGAGGCTCATAAGACTTACGACTTCCTTTCTAGGGAGGTACAAACAAAAATACTTTCGGGTCACAGAATAACGACTCCTTTGTTATTTGGAATACGTACCGAAGGTGGAGGATTTGGTTCTAACGCTGACGAAATGAAAGACGGTTACGACTTGTTTTTCCGTACTGTAATTAAACCTATGCAGGAGTTATTTTTAGATGGGTTACGACCTATACTAGCAGCAAGCTCTATAACAATTCCTTTACACTTTAAGAAACTTGTACCTGCTAATTTCCTAGAAGAAAGCGAAGAAAAGGAGGAGGTTAGACCTATGATGTTTTCTGAAGATACAAAGAAGATTTCTTTAGAAGATTCAGAGGCTTGGCTTATGCACCTTTCAGACAAAGCTACTACCATGAAAGAAGGGTGGCAACTGTGGAGAACGGAGGTAGCAGAAGATACTGAGCAAGATAAATGGTTTCACTCGTTTAAGAAGATGCACCGAGCTTTTGATTCTCAAGACTATGTAAACTACGAAGAAAATACCTCTGACTTTGTAAATTATGGTGACAGGAATGATTTAGGCTACGATGTAATTAGCCCTAAAGGATATTTATTTGCAGTTCGTTATAGCTATATGGAGAACGCTAAAACACCACCTGAAAACCCTAACTACAAGAGCAGAGACTTTTGTGAAGCTATGATGGATTTATCTAACGGTGGTGCTATGTATAGATATGAGGATATAGTCCAAATGGGTGAAGACGGAGTAAACGACCAATTTGCACCTGCGGGGCAATCAAAGTACGATATTCTAAAGTATAAAGGCGGTTGCTTCTGTCGCCATGCCTTTCAGAGAAATATCTTTATATACGCTCCAGACGGAGAGATAGCAGAATTTAGCGAGGAACAGAACGTAGAGATTCAAGGCGACTTCGATGCGGTTATGAATAGGGTAGGCGACAACCCTTACGTAGTAAACGAGGGGTACGAAACCATAGCTCCGATAGATATGCCAAACAGAGGCTCACTTAAATACCCTAACCCAGTAAACTAATGGCAACTACATTATACATTTCAGCTAGTAAGCTAAAAAGAGATACAGCTCTAGGTTCAGCAGTAGACGATAACCTGCTAACCCCATACATAAATATCTCTCAAGACAGATGGATTCTCCCAGCTTTAGGAACGGAGTTAGACGAATACCTAAAAACTCAAATTAAAGCAGGTACAGCCTTAACAGGTTCTTACCTTACTTTAGTAAATGAATACATACAACCTGCTCTAGTTCAATTTGCCTTTTGTGAAGTAGCTTATGTAGTGCGCTTACGCTTTTCTAATAACTCAGTAACCGTACCCACTTCAGAACAAGGCTCTCCTGCTAGTATAGGAGATATAAACGAAGTAGTTACTAGGTCAAATGAAATAGCTATGTTTTACAGAGAGCGCATGATTTCTTTTATTAGAAATAATACAGCTACCTTGCCAGAATATAATCAAAACACAGGCTCAGACCTTTCACCATCACAAAGAAACTATTTTGGAGGACTCAACTTATACCCGAAAATCACAAACGACAACCAAATCAAAGCCCTTGCAAGTGCGCTCGGAATTAAATATTTTAACGCTTAAAAACCATGCTCGACTTAGAGCATACATAGAAAAATGTCCACAAAATTAACAGACTTAACCGCATTAGGCACTACACCAGCCGCAGGAGATTTATTAACCTTAGTCGATGTAGATGACACTACAGGAGGAGCAGAAGGGACAAGTAAAAAAGTTACCTATGCAAATTTAGGAATAGGAGCAGGAGGTGATGACCATTTTATTTTAGCTGGAGGTGGGTATATTTCAACCGTAAATGAAATGGCGGTTGGTTGGTTATCTACTGGAGATTCAAATGTTTTTAATTATATTACAACTGTATTAATTCCGATAGATTGTAGGGTTGTAAATGTAATTACACAAAGTCAAAATAGTGGAGGAAGTACAGATATTAGTGTTTATAAACCAACTTCATACAATCAACTTGTTAGTTCAGCGACTGCTCTTGGCACAGTAAATCAAGCAGCACATAATACTGGTGTTGTTTACACTTCTACATTTAATTCGGCTACATATAATTTTGCTGCTGGAGATAGAATGGGTATTACCGTAGATAGTACATCTAATCTTTTGGGACTAAGTTTAACAGTATTATTAAAGAAAATATAATGAAAGA